GTTTTATTCGCGTGCGAAGGGTAAGAACAAGTCCGGCAAGGCCGCTGGCATCTGCGCTTTCGAGGGGCTTGCCCCGTGCCGTTTCGACCATTGGGCGGAGAAGGGCGAGACCTACACGTTCCTTGGCGAGACGTACCCGTATGCGGAGGGCGAGCCGGTCGGCCATATGGTGCAGATGCCGCAGATTCTATGCCTCGCCACTGCGGAGGGGCAGACCGGCAACATCTTCGATTCGATCTACTACAACTGCGATCAGGGTCCGTTGAGCCAGCTGAAAGGCGTCGGCCTTGACGTCGGCCGTACCCGTATCGGCCTGCCCGAGGGCGGGGAGATCATTCCGACCACGAGCGGCGCCGCGTCCAAGGATGGCGGGGTGGAGACGTTCGCGGTCTGCGACGAGACGCACCTGTACAACACGAACAAGCTGCGCAACATGTACAAGACCGTGCAACGCAACCTTGGCAAGCGCAAGGGCGACGCCGACCCGTGGATTTTGGAGACCTCGACCATGTACAAGCCGGGCGAGGAATCCATCGCCGAGACTTCGTACAAGTATGCGTGGGATACCGCCAGCGGCAAGATCAAGCATCGCAGCGGCATTTATTTCGACCATGTGTATTTCGCCGACGAGAAGAGGATTCTCCGCGCCTTGCAGGTCGCGTATGGGGCGAGTGCGAAAAGCTCCGACGGCAAGGATCATCTGATCCTGCCCGATGGCCGGATGACCGTGTTGAACGATGATGGGGCCGATTCGGAGGGGCACACGTATTGGGACGGCGAGTTGGGGCCGTCGAGGGACGGGTGGATTGACCTGAATGGTCAGATGGACCAGATTTACCAGCCCGATTCCGATCCCGCCGATTCCATGCGTTATTTCTTCAACACGCTGTCAAGTGTGCGTGACGCATGGCTTGCCGAGTCGGACATCCAATCGCACATGCTGTATCGGGACGAGATGCATACCGCGTTCAATTCGATTCGTCTCGACGGCGCCTGGCAGAAGTTCGTGACGAAGAAGGAGCCGATCACGTTGGGTTTCGATGGTTCCGTGTCGGATGATTCGACGGCTCTTGTGGGCTGTCGCGTATCGGATGGCATGTTGTTCCTGATAAAGCTCGAATCCGCGCCCGATGGTCCCGAGAAGGCCACTTGGCGTGTGAACCGTGAGGCGTTCGACGGCATGGCCCGGTGGATGCTCGACAATTACAACGTCGTCGGCTTTTTCGCCGACGTGGCGTATTTCGAGCAGATGATCGGCGGCTGGGAGAAGGACTACGGCAGGAAGCTGAAGGTCGGGCCGCGCAGGAACGGCGACAAGATCAAGTTCTGGACGAACAACTGGTTCAAGGACATGCAGGTCGCTTTGGACAACGCGCATACCGCGTTCCGCTACCCGTACACGGTTCCCGAGAAGAAGGGCAAGCCCGTCAAGGACGATATAGCGTTGCTGGCCGACCCGCGATTGGTGAACCATTTCCGCAACGCGCGCAGGCGTGAGACACGTACCGGTTATGCGATTTACAAGGAGTCCCCGAACTCGCCCGACAAGATCGATGCGTGCATGGCCGGATTGCTGGCCTATACGGCACGCGGAAGGTATCTGGAGCTTGCCGATGAAAAGCGTCGTTACGCACCGTACCGGATTTACTGATGTGAGGTTTCCTGATGTCTGATTTGAAGTTGATGATTAAAGGCGCCTCGTCGGACGATGACGACGCCTATTTCCTGACTTCCCTTGCCACCGTTTGGAGCAGGCGCATGCCCGCGCTGGCGCAGCTGCGTCTGTTCATGGATGGTCGTGAGAGCGTCGATAGCAATAGCGTCCCCCAAGGCGTTGACCCGGACGCGGCTCCGGTGTACCGGACGATGCGCTCCTTGGGCGTGATGAATTTCGCGCGGCGCATCAGCGAGAGCGTGACCGACCGGCAGCAGCCTAACGGCTTCCGCAAGGTCGAGGACACGTCGTTGAGGGACACGGAGGCCGATCTCGTGGCGAAGCGGTGCGGGTTGCCCGCGTTGCTTCGACGGTTCATGTTCCCGCAGAAAGGCACTTACGGCTGTTCGTTCGGATTCGTCACGCGGGGGCGTGGAAAGCGTTCCATCATCGCGTTGAGTCCTTGGGAATGCTGGATGTCCGATGACGCGGATTCCGCGATCATGTACTCGCATGACGAGCGTTCCGGGGTCGAGAGGATGCGGCTTTTCCGTATTCTGCGCGACGATAAGACGGGGGAGCCGAAGGAGGTCTACTCAAGGCTCGCCGTCAGGGACAGTGATCGCACGGTCGTTGACCCGAACGACTATCAGGCGTTGGGGCGGTTCCTGGACAAGTATTCCAGGAACGGCGCGCTCTGGACCCCGGGCGATGATTGGCGTTGGGATGGGGGCAAGGAATCATGCGATTACGCGCTTCAATGCGAGTCGCTGCCCATCGTCAGGTTGAGCACCATCGACGGATTGGGTTTGTTCGAGCCTTATATCCCGACGTTGCAGCGTATCGACCGGCAGGTTTTCGACCGGTTGTGCATCACGATGATGCAGGCGTTCCGCCAGCGTGCCATCAAGGGTGATCTTCCGCTCACGTATGGCGACGAGGACCCCGAGGTGTTGAACGGCGAAGCGAGTTTCGGTGATCCCATCGACTATTCGAAACGGTTCGCGACCAGTCCGGCCGCTTTGTGGCAGTTGCCGCAGGGCGTGGATATTTGGGAGTCGCAGACCGTTGACACGACGCCTCTGATGACGATCATCTCCAATGACATCAAGCATTTGGCCGCGGCTTCCGGCACGCCGTTGGATATTCTTTCGCCCGACGTGCAGGGTTCCGCCAGTGGAGCGGAGTTGAAGCGTGAGACGTTGAAGTTCAAGGTCCAGACGATGAACGAGCTGGATTCCGAGCCTATCGTCCGCATGGTCCGTATGGCTATCGCGTTGGATGGCGGCGAGGTTCCCTCGGATTCCGAGTTCGAAATGGTTTGGAAGCCGATGGAGACGACCAGTTCCCTTGAGTTGGCTCAGGCGGCTCAATTGCTGTACCAGAGCGGCTTGCTGGCGCGTAGGACGGTGCTCACCCACAAGTTGGGGTTCACCGCCCAGGATGTTGCCGAGGACGACATGAATCGCATGGCCGACCAGTTCAACGTTTCCGATGGCGGCGGCTCTTCGTCCCAGCGGCCTGTGATGACCGGCGCCGTCGCTCCGGCCACCGGTTGGGACGCTGAATCCCAGTCAGCCGTTGACGGTTTGGAGCCTGATGCCGGCGATAGTGATGGTCGGGAGGTCTGATGGCTGGCAAATCCTTGGCGGCGTTATCCACGACTCTTGACGAGGCTCGGGAACGCATGGTGGCCGCTTACGTGAAGCAGGCCAGGGCCATGTGGAACATGCTTGCGCCTTCGGACTGGTGGAATGACGGGATGACGTTCGGCGTGGCCGCACGTGCGGCCTTGTTGGAGATCGCGCTTATACAGCAGGTGCGGCAGTTGGGCGTGCAGTACGCGGACGAGACGTTGAGGATGCTTGGGGTGAAGCCGTCGGGGAACGTGGCTTCGCTGGTGTTCCCGCGCGCGAACGCCGACCCGTGGCTTGTCGCGGCCCGTCCTGCCGACTCGTATCGTGGCGCCGCCGTCAAAGCGCCATCGTTGCGTCCCGTGGAATGGCCGTCGAAAACCGATGAATCGTTCGCCGAGGTTGACAAGTGGCTGCGTCAGGCGTTCACGCGCTTGGAGACGGCTGTCCAGGAGGACACGCTTCGCGCGTCCACCACCGCGACGATAGGCCGGTACAAGGGCAGCCGTGTTGACCAGTATCGTCGTGTGCTGCATCCCGAACTGTCGAAGACCGGTTCGTGCGGCCTGTGCGTCGTCGCGGCGGACCGCTGGTATTCGACAAGGGATTTGCTGCCGATCCACGCGAACTGCCATTGCGGGATAGCGCCTGCCGGAGCCGACTACGATCCCGGCTACCAGTTGAACCAGAAGGATCTGCAACGCCTCTACAAGGCCGCTGGCGGAACACGCGCCGACCTTTTGAAGCAGGTGAAGGTCATGGGCGTGAACCATGGCGAGTTGGGGCCGATACTCAGCGAGTACGAGGCCGACCGGCATCAGAACGGCGTTCCCGCGAAGGATGCGGAACAGTGGCACGTTCCCGACCGGCAGACCACGTTGAAGCAGATCGAACGCATGGAGAACCGCGCCATCGAGTTCAACCGCCGTTACAAAGAGGTTCGTGACACTGGGAAGGATGTTTCGTTCCGGTATGAGGGACGCAAGTACACGTTCTCGCCGTCGAAGCATCTCAATCAGGCCATGGCATGGCAACGCACCATGCTCAACCAAATGCGCGCCCTGCAACGCAAGGCCGCGTGAAAAACGAAAGGAAATCGAAGCCCAATGGCTGAAAAAACCGATGATGCCGCTGAAACGGCGGCAACGCAGAATGTGTCTGGAACGGACGCGACCACGCAGCCGAACACCGTCGAACCCGATGCGCGCAAGCCATCCGATGATGACGGCGCCGACCAGTTGGGCATGTGGAAGCATCAGGCCCGTGAGAACGAGCGGAAGATGCATGAGAACCGTGATCGCGCGAACGCCGCGGAATCGAAGCTCACGGACGTTGAGGGCGAGCTTGCGAAGGCGAACGTGCGTATCGCGCGGTTGGAGGCGCAAAGGCAGCATCCTGAAATCACCGACGAGGCTTTCGACACGTTGTGCCGTGAGACGGAGCCGGAGAAGATTTCCGCATGGGCCGACGCCTTCGTGAAATTCATGCCAAGCAAGACCGAAACGGTCGAAGCTGGGCAGCCGAACGATGACGGCGCAGGCCAGGGCTTCATGTCGGCGGCGGCCAAGGAGGCGCTGTCGCACAGCGCCCCCCATATCGGCAAGCAGTCGAACGGCATCGCCGACGCCTACCGGTACGCCGCCGAACGTTCCAGGATCAACATTAAATAAGGAGTAACAGTTATGGCCAATCAGATGGTTCATACCGTTGCCAAGACCGCTCCGAAGGACGACCAGTCTTGGCTTATCAACCGTATCACCGACGGCGTGCGTGAAGCCCAGCTTGACCTTTCCACGTTCACCGCCGACAAGTCCAAGGAGAACGATTACTTCTCGTCCATCTCCGATGACGATTACGAGGCGTGGCTGAAGTCAGGCATCCCGCTGGCGAAGATCACCAACACCAACAATTACGGCCCTTACGACAAGGACGCCATCGATGGCCGCAACGGCACGATCATCGGTTTCCTTGAATCGTCCGTGCATGTCGTGTTCACCCGCACCGGTTTCGAGGACCAGTATCCGACCGTTGGCGTGCGTTACATGGGCGTGATCGACAAGGCGAACCTGCCGTACAAGGTCGATTTCAGCGCGGCCCGGCTTGAGGGCCTGTTCCTTGACTACGACAAGGACGCGGCAAGCCCGAACGTGAGCGTGCTGAACCCGACCGGCGCTTCCGTCACCGCGATCAATCTCACCAAGAACCCCCAGGGCACCATCAACGGCGGCACCGCCACACTGTCCGACAATACCACCGTGAACATCACCGTGGCCTGACGGCATCCGTCCGCCAGAACATCAGAACCCGCCAATCATGGCGGGTTTTCGCATATCTAGGAAGGTTTTCCAATGAGTCTTTTGAACAAAGACATTATCACCCCGGCTGATGCGTCGGCTCTTGTGCTCGGCGCCTATCAGACCACCACGGCGGCATTGCCGTTCGCTTCCATCCTGCCGGACCAGTTCACCGGACTGTCCGTCGAGTGGACGCCGAACCAGAAGAACCCCGAAGCCGACGAGGTGAAGTTCTCCACGTGGGATGCGGAAGCGCCGTATGGCCGTACCGTCGGCGGCGAGAAGCTGTCCTACACTTCGATGCTGCCTTTGCGCAAGCGTATGCGCGTGTCCGAGAAGGACATCGCGAACGGCAGCATTTCCTTGAGCGGCGGCGAATTGCAGGCCACCCTGAGCGATTACTTCGTCCAGTTGGGCAAGGAGCTCGCCTACCGTTTGGAGAAGGCGCGCGTGGCCGTCGCGGTTGACGCGAAGCTCGGCGTCACCGAATCCAACGAAAACGCCGCATGGGATTACGCGCGTGCCACCGCCTTGAACGTCACCCTGTCCGACACCAAGGTCTGGGACCAGCAGGGCGATCCCGTGAAGGACCTGCGTTCCTGGTCCGACCTCATCGATGACAACGATGGCGCGCGTCCGACCGTCATGGTCACGACCCGCAAGGTCGTGAACGCGCTCATGGCCAACACCCTGATTATCCAGTATTTCTACGGCGGCAAGGGCTCCACCCTGCCGAAGCTCGTGTCCGAGGACAATGTGAAGTCCGTTCTGAGCCTGTACGCCGGCATTCAGGACATTTACGTGGTTGACGAGATGTACCGTGATTTCGCCCGCCAGTCCAAGATCACTCTTCCGGGCGGCGTGAAGAGCTTCTTCCCGGAGAACACCGTGCTGCTTATTCCGGCTTTCAACGACGTGAACATGGGCTACACGGCTTTGGGTCCGACCGCCGAGGCGCAGACTCCGGATTACGGCATCACCCGTGAGAAGAACGCCGGCCCTATCGGCGCGGTGTTGAACACCCCGTCCGCGACCCCGGGCTACGAGGCGTACATGAACGCCGCCGCCCTGCCCGTGCTGGTGCAGTCCAACAGCACTCTCAAGGCCACCGTTCTGGCGGCCTGAACCGTTTTCGGGAGGTGAACCATGTCCACCGCGATCATCGACAACATCGATTGGATTGCGTACATGAAGAAGTTCGCCACAGCCGACAGCGAACTGTTCACCGGCGATGACGCGCCGTATGACGAGCAATGGGTCACCACCCGTTGCCGTCGTGCGGCGCTCAGATGCCTTGCCGTGAGTCCGCTTGTCACGATTCGTCTCAGAAAGGGACGGTTGTCGCAGGAGGATTTCGCGCAGGTGGTCTGCGAGATGGTGATTCGTCTGGCGAAATCCACTCAGTTCAAGTCGGAGACGAACGGCTCGTACACGTATACGCGCAATGATCCGCAGCCCGACGCGCCCGGTTATTCGCCGTCGCCGAAACTGTTCGTGTCGAAGGACGACCGCGCCGTGTTGATGGGAACGGAGAATCAGGCTGGCGGCTTCTCCCATATCAGTCTTGGATTCGACCCCGGATATGGGGGTTGAGCATGGCCGTGTATGACGAGAAGCCCCGTAACAGGAGCGTCTATGACGAGTCGGACACGCCGAAGCATGTGCGTGACGATCTGCTGCATCGTGACGTGATCGTGTATCAGGGTATGGAGCCGTTGGTCACGGCGCATGGGAACACCACCGTCCCGAAGACGGTTGATGGTGTTCCCGACGTGCACAAGGTCTACTGCTGCGTGGTGGGACGCACCCAGAAGAACTCGGTCATGAGCGAGAACTGGGCGCAGGACACCACGCCGCAGAGCGTTGGCGGAAACCGTGAGATGAATCAGGTGAAGGTGCTCGCGCCGGAATGGCATGGGGACTTCTACTCAAGGTTCTGGTATGAGGGTTCCTGCTACGAGGTCGATGGTTCGCCGGTCTACCTGCCCGATTCGTCGGACGCGGCGAGGCATTAC